AGTATATGGAAGAACACCTATATTCACTTGCAACAATGGTTGTGGATGTGGATATAACACAACAAGTCAATTTATTTAATAGCATAGAGTAGAATACTACATACTCGATTACGAGAACTTGCTAATTTTGAGGATAGGCAAGTCTTATCCTCTTTTGTTTATGAAAGGAGAGAAAAATATATGATAGAAACAATTATAAATGAACCATTAGCATTACCGAGTAATGCAAGCCCAATAACTTTTGATGAAACTGATATAAGAACTAGATGTGCTTCTTGTTGTGGTTGGTTAGATTATTCAAATGGTAATCCCAACTTTAAAATATTTGGAAATGGATATACAGGGTATTATGATGTAGAATTTAGTGCTAGTGTAAGCACAGCTACTGCAGGTGTGGTGTCTATTGCCTTATTTCAAGATGGTGTGATAATTCCCGATACAATCAGAAGCGTAACTATTGATACTGCTGATGATTATGAAACAATTTCTTTTGATAAGAAGTTAAGAGTATGTCCTAGAGGAACAACTAACATATCAGTACAAAGTGTACCTAGTGTTGTAACGCCTACTGCACCAACAACACCAATAGCAACAACACAAGCAATTATTACAAATGCAACATTTAGTATTTCAAGACTTAATAGATAATGAATAATAGATTAGATTTATCATCATTAATTTTGCAATTATATAATCTTGTTTTACTAATGCAAGACTTTAACAATACTGATTTAATGCAAGAATTACAAAAACAAGATAAAGAATATTTAGAAAAAATAATAAGTCAAAATAATGAAATATTAGAAATCCTTAAAAGAAAGGAGGAACACAATGGAAGATAAAGTAATTGAAAAAGTTGAAGAGAAAATTCAACATATACTTGACGAAGATATTAATACAAATAATTTAGATAATTTAGTAAAGTTAAGTAAAATAAAACATTATATGAAGGAGGATAAAGATATGAATTACGGAAACTATGGAAACTATGGAAACTATGGTGCAAGAAGACCTGGATATGATAGTTATGGTGAAAACTATGGTGAATACGGAAGATATGGTAGACGTGGCTACGATGCTAAATATCGTGGTGAAGATGAATTAGATAGAATGGCAGGAGAATATGGTAGATACCAAGAGAGCAGAAGATATGGACACGGAGAAGAAACAGATAAATCTTTTCATTATATGGTAAAAGCACTAGAGGATTTTATTAAAGTATTACACGAAGAAGCAGAAACACCACAACAAAAGCAAGAATTAATGCAAACATTACAAAATAGTATGAGATAATATGTACAAGTTTTATAATGCAAATGCTTTAAACAAATATGAAGATGATTGTGTAATAAGAGCAATAAGTTGTGCAACTAATAGAAGCTGGGACTATGTATATGACTATTTAAGTGATATAGCACAATATGAAGGTACATTATTAGACAAAAGGGAATTTGTTAGAAACTATTTAGATAGAACCTATCAAAGGTTAGATGGTATTAATGGAAGTGTAGGATATGTTTCAAGCCAATTCCCTAATAATGTATTATTGATAACTATGAATGGACATATTGTATGTTCTAAATATGGCATTATATATGACACCTTTGATTGCAGAGATAGACGAGTTGAAGATGTATGGATAGTAAAATAAGAGCATTTTGCTCTTTTTTATTTTTGTGGTATAATTGTAGTAGGTGATTTTATGAAGTATAGTATCATAATACCTTGCTATGATACACCTGAAGATTTATTCAGAAGATGTTTAGATAGCATTAAAGTGCAAACATTTCAACCTTATGAAGTTATATGTGTTGATGATGCTAGCCCAACAGAAACACCTCAAATAGCAAAAGAATATAACTTTAGATATATAAGACACGATGTGAACAAAAACAATGGGGGTGCGAGAAATACAGGTATTAGAGAAGCAACTGGAGATTATCTTGTCTTTGTAAATAGTGATGATTATATATTACCTAACACACTTGAAGAAATAGATAAAGTAAATAAAGGACAAGATTTAATCTTAATAGGATTTAATGCTTTTGGTAGTTGGAATGAGCAGTTTATACCAAGTGATGATACTGCACCTTACTATACAAAATTAGGATGGAATGGTGAACCTTTGCATATAGTAAATAGACAATTTGTTTTAGACAATAATTTATTTGAACAAGAGAATGTTGTATTTGCAGATATAGATTGGGCAAATAGAGTTGAACAAGCAATAAAATCTTATGCTTATGTGCCATTACCTTTGTATCAATTTCAAACAGGATTAGATACGCAACTAACAACGAAAGCAAGCAGAGGTGAAATATGAAAAAAATAATATTCTATCAATCACATTTTTGCCAAATGGGTGGAGTTGAAACAATGGCATATAATTGGTGTTGGTGGTTAAGAAATTGCTTTGATATAACTGTATTGTATTGTTCTGGCGATGCGACAAGACTTAACAAGATGGCTAAAATAGTCAAAATGGAAAAGTATGATGAAAGCAAAGAATATGAATGTGATATTTTTATAAGAAATAGTGTATGGGGTAAGATACCTAAAAACATTAAAGCAAAAAGAATGATAGAGATGAGACACGCTAATTATAAGTGGTTATTAGACAAAGGATTATTATTTCAACAATATAAGGATATGGGAATAAAAGAAATAATAGGTTGTGGTGAATATGTAAGCCAAATGAGCCACGAAGCATTAGGCGATAACCCTATTACAATTAAGAATATATTAATGCCTAAAAGGCAGACAAATAAAGTATTACACTTAATCAGTTGCACAAGAATTGACGCATATAAAGGTTGGAATAGGATGTTACAGCTATGCCAAATGATGAGAAATGCTAATATTAAGTTTGAATGGAATATATTTACTAATTCAACAAGTTACAAATGCAATTATGAAGAAGTTCATTTTTGGAAACAAAGATATGATATATGGGATTATTTAGAAGATGCCGATTACTGTGTTTTATTGAGCGATAGTGAAGGATTGCCTTATACCGTTCAAGAAGCACTCCAGTATAAAGTGCCTTGTATTGTAACAGATGTTGGAGGTTGTACTGAATTAATAAAAGATGGTGTAAATGGTTATGTTGTTCCTTTAGATATGAATTTTGATGTAACAAAATTACTTAATATACCAGTATGTAAAGAATATGATAACCACGCATTAGAAGATTGGCTAAAATATTTAGAATATAAAGGGAAAGTAGATAAAGAAAAACTTATACAAGAATTTAAGGAGGAAAAAGAAATGAAAGTAAAAGTAGAAGTTTTAATTGAAAGATTTTCTTATGGTAAGTTTGATGAAATAAGAGACACTTTAGTAAGAAAAAATGTTAACTACAATCAAGAAGGATATTTATACAAAGGGGACACTTTTGTAGTAGAAGAAAGTGAAGCAAAATATTTAAGTGGAGAAAATGCTAATAAGACAGTTGCTGTTAAAATACTTGAAGAAATAGTTGAACCTAAAAAAGAAGAAACAAAGAAAGAAATTAAAGAAGTGTTTAAAAATATAGGTAAAGCAATCAACAAAGATATAGAAGTAGTTGAAGTAAAACCTAAAAAAACAAGAAATAAATAACAAATAATAAATACCCCTTTTGACGAGGTATTTTTTTTATGGTACAATTTATATAGGTGTTGAAAAACACAAATATTTTGACCTATGGTGGAGTCTACCACTTGAAAAAATCGAAGGAGGAAATATTATGAAAGATTTTTTAGAGAATTTAGAAATTGGTGAACAAAAGGTTAAATTATCAAAAGAAGAAATAAAATCAATACTTACAGAACACGGAAAAAGTGTAAAAGTTGAAACAGATAAAATAGAAACAAAACTTAATGGAGATATTGAAACATATAAAACTACTATTGAAGATTTAAAAAAACAAATAGAAAAAGCACCAAAAACTGATGAAATAGAAAGTCTTAAAACAAAAATTGCAGACTATGAGCAAAAAGAAACTAATAGAATTGCAAGAGAAAAAGCCGAAGAAGATGACAGATTATTAACAAATAATATATTACAATGCTTTGGTGATAAAAAATTTACTAGCGAATATGCTAAAAATGGTTTGGTTAATGATGTTAAAATTGCATTAAATAACCCAAACAACAAAGGTAAAGGGATTAAAGATTTAATTGATGAACTTTCAAAAGACAAAGAAGGTATATTTGCAACTCCAAATAAAGTGGTAGATGTACCTGGTGCAAATGATGACGTAGGAAGTAATGTTAGCAAAGAACAATTTGAGAAGATGTCTTATAGTGAAAGACTACAATTAAAACAAGATAATCCTGAACTATTTAAAAAATTAAATAATTAAAGGAGGATTTTAAAAAATGGCAACAGGGACAACTTATTTAGAACAATTAATTGACCCAGAAGTAATGGCACCAATGATTAGTGCTAAACTAGAAAAAGCAATTGTAGCAACTCCATTCGCAAAGATTGATACAACTTTACAAGGAAGACCAGGAGATACAATTACAATACCAAAATACGCTTACATAGGAGCAGCAACAGATTTAGCAGAAGGGCAAACAGCAGATAAAACAAAGCTAGCAACTTCAAAAGGAACATTTACTGTTAAGAAAGCAGTAAAACAAGTAGAATTAACTGATGAAGCTGTATTAAGTGGTTATGGAAACCCAGTAGGAGAAACTAACTCACAACTAGCAAAAGCAATAGCAGACAAAATTGATAATGATGTTATGGATGCTTTAAAAGGAGCACAATTAACATATACTTCAAATACAGATATTTCTTATAACGAAGTAGTTAATGCAATAGATGGATTAAATGAAGAACAAAATGTTGAAAAAGTTATGTTTATCCATCCAAAACAAGTAACTCAATTAAGAAAAGACAGCAACTTTATTTCTAATGATAAATACCCAAATAATGTAATTATGAAAGGTGAAATTGGAATGATTGCTAACTGCCGTATAGTTGCTTCTAAAAAAGCAATTAATGACGCAGGAACTTATTTCTTAAACCCAATTGTTGAGTTAAGACCAGAAGACCAAACTGGAGATGAAAGTTCAGCAGTAACTATCTTTATGAAGAGAGGGATAAACCTTGAAACACAAAGAGAGTTAGGAAATTATACTACTTTAATCGGTGCAGATGAACATTATGTTGTTGGAATAACTGACGAAAGTAAGATAATCGTTGCAAAGTTTGAAGTTGGAACAGTAAGTTTATAGAATAAAGGAGGCATATTATGACATTTGAAGGACAATACCTAACATATGCAGAATATCAACAATTAGGTGGTTCTGCAATTGGAGATATGCCTTTTAACTTATTAGAATATGAAGCAAGAAAACTAATAGACGCAAGAACTTTTAATAGATTAAAAAATCAAGAAGAAGTATTGCAAGATGTAAAACTATGTGAATATGAATTAATAAATAAAATACAAAGTTATTTAGACGTATCAAATACTATAGGAAATGTGTCAAGTGAAAATACTGACGGTTATTCAATAAGTTATGTAACTGCAGATAGAGTAAGTGATATAGTAAAGTCAAAAAAAAGTGATTTAGATGATACTATAAGAACTTATTTAATCAATGTAATAGTTGATAACGAACACGTAATGTATGTAGGTGTAAAATGATAACTAATTCAAGTATAACTGTATATCATCAAAACGGGCTTGATGTATCAACACATTTAGAAAAATGGAAAAGATATAACTATTCAAACGTATGGTTTTTTGGTGGTAAGAGTGCAACGTTGGACAAAGGTTATGATAATGCCAATAGTGTTCAAGTTAGAATACCTTATAAAGATAATGACTTGTCGATTGGGAACTTCGCAATAGGTGACATTGTAGTTCAAGGCACTCTTGAAACCAACATAAATACGCAACAAGATTTATCTAGTTATCAAATATACAACATAACAAGCATTAATGATAATAACTTTGGCAATAACCCACATATACACATTGGTGGTAGATAATGTCAAATGAATTATTACCTGCAAGTGTAATTAAAACACAACTAGGTTTAACGCCTAATAGTGATGTTCATAGATTTTTTACACAAACTTGTGCAATACATATGGATAAGTATGTTCCTTATGATACAGGTGTATTATCAATGTATGATTTAGAAGTTGATAGAATAGTTTACAACCCAGTATATGCAGAATATCAATATTATGGGTTAAGCAAAAGAGGGAAACCTTTAAATTATCACAAAGACAAGCACCCATTAGCAACTTCATATTGGGACAAACATATGTGGACTGCAGAAGGTAGTATTGTAGAAGATGAAGTTCAAGAATATATTAGGAGAAGAAAATGAGAATAGAAAAAGTAAGAAATTATTTATTTGATGTAATAAATACATTGACTACTGATAGGAATTATCAAATTAATGCAGATTTTCTTGGGGATGTTGGTGATTATTCATTGAATAAGATACCAACTAACTCAAATGTTGAAAATTGGATAATAGATACATCAAAAAAGCAAGATACATATTCATTTAGAAGTAGAAAATCTTATTCAAGAGATACAATAAACAACTTACAAAATATAGGTTTTTTTGAAGATTTAGAAAATAAAATTAATTCTAATAATAGAAATGGCATATTGCCTAATATAGATAACATAGAAAGTATTAAGTGTTTAAGTTGCGGAAGTTTAAATATAGCAGATACAAATGAAGCAATATTTGATATACAACTACAAATAACTTATTTAGATATTAAAGAAGAAGGAGGTTTAAGTCTATGAAAAAAGCAATAGCAAAAATAGATTGTGTAATAAACAACGAATACTATACAAAAGGTGAAGAAATCAAAAACTTAACTTATAACCAAATAGTAAAAGTAAATGAAATGGGCTATATAGAACCTCTTAATTATAAAGAATTGATTGAAATAAAAAGAGAATTAGAACAATCAAAAACAAGTAAGAAGGAGGACTTATAATGGCACAAGCATTAAGAGAAAAATATGCACACTTTATAGACATTAATAAAGGTGTTGGAACTGCTAGTTATAAACGTGAAGGTGTTGGTGTTGAAGCATTATCAATTACATACAATCCAAACATAGACACATTCAAAACAATCTTATCTAGTGAAGCAGATAGTGTATTCAAGAACTATGACATTCAATCTAGTGTAAGTGGTAAACGTATATATAGTGATGATGACATCTATACAATGTTAAATACTGCTAGAAAAGAAGCAAAACCTATTGAAACAACTTTACTTGAAATTGATATGACAGGAACAAGCCCTTATCCTACAGTTAAATATGATGTATTAATAGTAATGGACGAGTTCTTGGGTGAAGATGCAACAATAAGTTATAATATTTACTATAAAAACCCAGTTGAAGGAACAAGCACAATTGCAGGTGGAACACCATCATTTACACCTTCAACAAGTTTATAAAAAAAACAAAAACAAAGCCGTAGGGCAAGGGTAAATAGCCCTTGTTCTTTTTTAATTATTAGGAGGGAATAATTATGGATAAAGTAATTTATCAAAAAAAAAATGTAAAACAAATACAAGTTAATGAACAAGGTGATTATATTGAAATAGATTTAATGGATATAGAATTACCATTTAAAGTTCAAAATACAAGAAACGAGTTAATAAGACAAACAAAAATATTTAAAAATAGATGTAAAGCATTGGAAAAACAATATAAAAATAATCAAGATTTATTAAGAGTAAATCAATATAAAGCAGAAATAGATTTTTGTAATAAATGCCGTGAAGTATTAGATAATTTATTAGGCAAAGATGCTTGTTTAAAAATATTTGGTGAAACAAATAGATATGGAATGTTTGATGATTGGTTTGAACAATTTGCACCTGTTTTAGATAATTTACAAGTTGATATAGAAACCATAAAAGACAACCTTATAAATAAGTATAAGGAGAATAAAGACATTATAAAATGATATATCCTACAAAAATAGAAGTTAATGGTAAATTATATAACATAGATACTGATTATAGAACTGCACTTGCTTGCTTTAAAGCAATAAATGACCCTGATATAAAAGATACTGAAAGAGCATTAGCAGTAGTAACACTTTTATTAGGTAAAGATGTTCCTTTAGAAGATTTACAAGAAGCATTAGAAAAATGTGCTATATATTTACGATGTGGTAGAAATGAAAATACTGAAACAAAAGATATAGATATGGACTATTTTCAAGATGAAGTAGCAATAAGAACATCAATAAGACAATGCTATCACGAAAATCTTAACCAAATAAAAAATCTACATTGGTGGGAATACAACGAAATGATAGAAGGACTAACTGATGAAACGTTATTAAGCAGAATAAGAGATATAAGAAACTATGATTTAAGTAAAGAAAAAGACTTTAAGATAAAACAAAAAATGCAAAAAGCAAAAGATTTTTATGCTCTAAAGAAACGTGAAACACCATTAACTGATGAACAAAAGAAAAATATTGATGACTTTATGAAAAAACTAGAGGAGGTGTAATATGGCATTAGTTATAGAAACTGAATTAGAAACAAAACAATTTGATAAACAAATAGCAAACTTAAAAGCCGATTTAGAACGTTATATGAAAGTTCTTGAAAGTGAAGCACAAATACCTATTAGTTTAAGAATGAGTGATGCAGAAAGACAACAACTTGAAGTAACAATAGAAAAGACAAGAAACCAATTAATATCTTTACAAGAACAAGCAAGAAAAACTGGTGATGAAGGATATGACGCAGGTGAAAGAAGTGGCAAAGGTTTTGAAAAAGGAATAGCATCACTAAAAAGATTTGCATTAAGTCTATTTGGAATACGTAGTATGTTTAGTTTAGTAAGACGTGCAACAAGCACTTATCTAAATGAACACGAAGAAACTGCTAATAAGATAAATGCTATATGGGTTGCATTAGGTAACGCATTAGGACCAATTATAGAAATGATAGCAGATTTAGTAATAAAACTAATTGGATACTTAAATGTATTTTTACAAGCATTAGGTTTTGATGTTGATTTAACTAAAAATATGAATAAGTCAACAAAAGCAATTAAAGGCACAACAGGTGCTATGAAAGAATTAAATAATCAGGTAGCAAGCTTTGACGAAATGAATGTAGCACAAAAAGAAACATCATCAGGCGGAATAGGTGGTGTTGGTGGTGCGGATACGGGTGGCTTTGAAATGCCTGAACTTAATGAAGGTGTCGTTAAAATATTAAAAGATTTAGCAACTTGGATAAAAGAAAATATAGATTTAATTGGTTTATTTGCACTAGCACTTGCAGGGTTTAAAGTTGCAGGTTTTCTTGGTAAATTAGGTTCATTAATGGGAAGTGCTTCAAATGGCACAGGACTACTTGGTTTAAAAAATATACTAGGTGGGTTACTTGCAATGGAAGTAATTGCAATAACTATTAGCATTATATATTATGGTAAACAATTAAATGAATTAAAAAATATTAATAAAGAAATTGAAAAGTTTGCACATAACAATACTGAAACTGCAAAAGATGTAAATAAAGCCAATTTAGAAATTGCAGAGAGTTATGAAAAAGGTAGTGAAGAAATACGTGAATACATAACTGAATTAAATAATCAAATACGTGACGCCAAACAAGATATAGAAGTAAAAAGAAAACAAAATAGTGAAATACAAGGATTAGATAAAGTATGGGATATGTTTGGTGGAACAACTTCTAAAAACAATGAACTTATTAAAGAAAGCACACAAAGAATAATTAACAATGCACAAAATCTACAAAAACTTGCAAATGAAGGTAAATTAACTGATGACCAAATGAAGATATACAACGAAACAATGGATTATCTTAATCAAACACAAGACGAATTGGGTGTATTTCTAACTGATAACTCAAAACAAATGAGTATGTTTGGTAAAGAAATATTTGCAACTGAAATAGATTTATGGAACCAAATACAAGCATTAAAAGAAGAAGATAAAGTTGCATCACAAACAACAAATAATCAAAAAAATTATTGGACAAGTTTAAGAGAAAAAGTTGTTGGTGAAATGAGTAAAATGAATGGTTTAACTGCAACTGCAACAATTAAAGCAGATGGTTCCCAATTTCAAGATACAATAAATAAAATTGGTTCATTATCAGGTATATCAGGTGTAATGAGTGTTGGAGTAGCGAACGCATTTAAGTTCTTTAGACTAGCAACAGGTGGTATTGTATATAATCCAGGTAGAGGTGTGCCATTAGTAGGTGAAGCAACAAACGGGCCAGAAGGTGTAGTTCCTTTAAATAATGAACAAAGTATGGACTTAATAGGGCAATCAATAGCAAGACATCTAGTAGTAAACTTAACAAATACAACAACACTAGATGGCAAAGTAATAGCAAGAGAACAAAGAAAATTACAAGATGAAACTAACTTTGCAACAAATGGAAGAGGTGTATAGATATGATAATAAATAGAAATAGTTTAGTTGCTTCATATACAAAAGGTGGAACAACACATACAATTTATTTAGCAGATTATCTAACAAAAGCAAATACAGGTTTTAATAAACTTTGGGACGCAGATAGTGGTAGAAATCTAGCAAAAGCAGTAGTAGGTAGTTTTGATATATTCCCTAAAATAATATGCACTTTCAAACCATTAAATAAAACTGAACTAGATACTATTGCACCATTATTAAATGCACAAAGTCAAAGCATTACTTATTACGACCCTGAAAAACAACAAAATTATACAATGACTACATATACAGGTGATTGGTCAACTGATAGTAAACAACCTAATTTAGATGAAGGATTTAATGTATCGTTTATTTCAAGATATAGGAGGTTGTAATGCAGAACGTAAGTAATGATTTTAAAAATCAAATAGTTCAACCAAAAACAATAGATGCAAAAATAATAATAGGTCAAAATGAAATAACAAGTGATGATATAAATAATATAAAAAGAACTTGGAACTCAAGTTTATTTAAAACAATAACAAAAATGGTAGATATTGATACTAACACACCAATAGATAAAGATACTATAATAGAACCACAATTTGGTTTACATATAGATGATAGTTTTGAATATGTATCTTTAGGTAAATACAAAGTTCACGATGAACCAACATTGAATAAAGATACTAACTCTTATCAAACAATTGCTTATGACAAGATTGTTGAAAGTATGATTAATTATGAATTGTTAGATACTGAAATAACATATCCTTGCACAGTAAGAGAATTATTTATAGCAATCTTTACTAAATTAAATTGGAATACAAGTGGAATACCTATTAGTTTTGTTAATTCATCAAGCATTATACAAGAAGATGTATTTTCAAAAACAAATATGACTTATCGTGATGTATTAGATGAATTATGCACTATAAGTTGTATGTTTTTAGTAGACAAAGGAAATCCAACATTAATAGACTCAACAAAAACAAATTATTATTATGTAAACTATAATGATGATTCTTTATATTATAACAACAATAGAATTAGATATAAAAACAATATTTATATTGACGAAGAATATATGTGTGATACATCAGTAGAAATAAAAAATGAGGTGTTTTTTAATTCGTTAGTATTTTCAAGAGTAAATGATAGTGATAATATCTTTAGAAAAGATGATGAAGATATTGAACAAAATGGGCTACACGAATTTAAAGTTAAAGATTTACAAATATTATCATCAACTTGGAGAGATAACTTTATAGATGAAATGTGGAATTATATCAAAGAGTTTAAATATTATGCTTTTGATGTAAATACAAATGGAATAACTTATTTAGAACCAATAGATGGCTTTTACTTATCAACTTTTGGTGATGTTTACCCAACATTATTATTAAATGATGACTTATCAATAGGTAATGGTTTAAATGAAAAGATATATTCTAAAGAACCAATAGAAACAACTACTGAATATAAATATGCAGATACAACAGACAGAAAAATAAATCAAGCATATATAATAGTAGATAAACAAAATGCACAAATACAACAACTAACGCAAACAACATCTAACATATCATCAACTGAACAAACACATTATCAAGATATGTTAAGTAAAATGGATGACAAAGCAAGTATAAGTGATTTAACAACAGTAACAAATCAAGTAAATACATTACAAACTGATACTTATACAAAAACTGAAATAGGCAAAATACTAGATGGAACTGATGAAAACGGCGTCAAAGTATCATTTTTACAAACATTATCGGCAACATTAGATGAAAATGGAATGAGTTATGACAAAACAGGTGCAAAAACATCATCAAACATAAACCAATCAGGTGTAACTGTAACTGATAAAAATACTACAAGTGAATTATTATTTGCAGGTTATGATGAACAACAACAACAAGCACTTGTTAGGGTTGCGAATTTATTCTTAACAAGATTTTTGGGAATAGATGATTGGAGATTAGAAATCGTAAATGATAGTACCAATGGTAAAGGTTTAGGTTTCTTCTATATAGGTTAAGGAGGTTAAAATATGGCTTATGCAAGTAATTATGTAAATGTATATGCACCAGCAAGTTCTACTTATTATTACATAATAGAAGTAGCAGTAAGAGAAGAAAGTTGGAGTATAGATACCAACAAATCAAGACTATACCTAGAAGCCGATATAACAGGTAATGGAATAGGTTTTGACGGTAGTGATGACCAATACCTAGAAGTATATTGGCACGATGCAAAGAATGGTGATGTATTAGGTGCTACAACAACTTATAAAAAATGTGTTAAAGACCAACTTTATCAAATAACAGGTTATATAGATGTACCACATAATGATGATGGAACATTAAGCGGTTATGCTTATACATCTTGGGGAAAGAATGGTAGTAATGCTTATGTACCACCTAGTACAACTGTAACTGCAAACTTAACATTAACAACAATAGCGAGAAAAAGTGTACCAACAGTAACAGGAACAACAAATATAGGAAACACAGTAACAATTAATACTAATAGAAAGTCAAACACATTTACACATACACTTTCATATAGTTTTGGTAGTTTAACTAATAGGCAAATAGCAACTAATGTTGGTGAAAAATATGAAAATTGGCTTATACCAACTGACTTTTATGCACAAATACCAACTGCTACAAGTGGAACAATGACTTTAACTTGTACTACTTATAATGGTAGTACGCCTGTAGGAACTGAAACAATTAATGTGCCAATATATGTTAACACAAGCACTGCAAAAACAACATTAAATACACCAACTTGGACAATAGATAGTGTAACAAATGGTAAGACAGGTGTAACAAATAAATACATCAATAACTTTTCAACATTGCAATCATTATCTTGCACTGCTACAAATAGTTATAATTCCCCAATTAGGTCTGTAAGTTTAATAGGTGTTAAAAGTGGTGCTGAAACACCAATAGAAACAAAATCTTATACAGGAACTGCTACATCTCAAACTGCTACATTTACTAATAAAACAGGGCTTGACTTTGATAGTTTTAGAATTAGAGCAGTAGATGCAAGAAATATATCAAGCAATAATGCAAGTGTTGGAATAGAAACAATTGCTTATGTACCTATAACAAGTGATAGCCAACCAACAATAGTAAGGACATCACAAACAGGTGCAACTGCTAAAATAACATCATTTAAAGGTAATTTTTGGCAAGGTAACTTTGGTGCAGTAACAAATGCTTTAACAGTACAATGGAAATATAAAGAAAGTGGTGGTAGTTATAGCCAATCATACACTATACCTGATGCAAGCATTACCAAAACAAACAACGAATATACTATTTCAAATTACACATTTACTAATGGAACTACAACTGACTTATTTACTTATACAAAACTATATGACATTGAATTTACTGTTAGTGATAGTTTACAAAATGCAACACCATCAACATTTAGATTATCAAAAGGTGTACCAAACTTTGTTATATTTCAAAACAAATTACAAAAAAATGGCGAAGATATAATAACAAGTGTTGCTACAACAAGTGCCAATGGTTTAATGAGTTCAACTGATAAATCAACTTTAAATAATATTAGTTCAGGGTTAACAACGGCAACTATTGACGCTACGGGAACATTAAATACTACAGTAAAACAAACGCTTGTATCAAAAACTATAAGTACTGCAGGAACATATTTGTTCAATATAAGCGTTCCTGTAAACTATTATGGTCAAAGTGGTAGAGATATATGGGTATATTTGGAAATAGGTAGCACTGCTATTGGAACTGATGGTGTAATTAATACTTATGTTTATACATTACATAGAACATTGACGTATATAGCAACTGTATCGGCAAACACAATCGTAAAAGTAACATCGTATAGTACTACAACTGCTACTTATGCAATAGGTACAGGTGGTTTCTTACAATATTTGAGGTTAAAATAATGACATTAGAAGATGAATTTCAATTAGAACGTGAAATAGTATATATAAAAGCCGATATGCAATTAGCAAGAAAAGAACATAAATGGCTTGAGTATTTTAGATTAAAAAGAAAGATAAAGAAAAAGAGAAGAATTTTGCAAAAAAAGAAAAAAGAGAGATAATATAAAAAAGGAGATGATACTTTATGGCAGATTTAAACTTAGTAGCAGGAACAAATATCACTTTAGTTCAAAGTGATGACAATTTAACAATAAATAGTACAACTGACACATCAGGTTTAGAAAGTACAAGTAATAAAGTAACAACAATATCATCAAGTTCAACGGATACACAATACCCAAGTGCAAAATGTGTATATGATATAGTTGGGAATGTAGAAACATTACTTGAAACACTAGATATTGGGGAAGGTGTTGAATAATGAGTATAGCTTCAAGAATAGATAATATGTATGACAACGTAGATAAGGCATATAAGAGTATTAATAAATTAGGCGTGGTTCTGACAGATGTAGATAAAAATATAGAAAATATATCACCATTGCTAGATAATTTTTATGACACATTACCCAAAGTAACAGGAACAGGAGAAACCCTAACCCTAAACAACACAAGTGAAGCACCAATGAAGATAGACTTAAAAGGTAATACACAACAAGATAGTACAACAGGGAAACAATTGTTAAATTTTACTGATACAACATTTACTGATTATAATGTACAAACAATTATTCAAAATGGAATAATCACATTAAATGGCACACCAAGTTCTCAATCTTATAATCATAAAATTTATACTTATACAGCAACTCAAAGTGGAACGTATACATTGCTACCTTTTAAGAGTTCAACAAATAGCAATATTCGTCTTATTTATAAAATAAATGGTGGTTCATTTATAAATGGTGATACAAACCCTCAAATTTCTTTATCTAATGAAGATGTTTTAGAAATACATTTAAGAATAGATAGTACAAATACAATAACTAATTTTGTAGTAAAACCAATGTTATATTTAGGAACAAATGAAACAAATTGGGAGCCATATACGGGAGGAATACCAAGCCCTAATCCTGATTATCCTCAACCTATTCATATAGTTAGTGGAGATAATACAATAGAAATATGTGGGAAAAACTTATTTGATAAAAACAACCCTAGAATTGTAAATAGACTACCTGCTGATGGTGGTTCTATTACAACAGGAAGCAATTATGTATCTTCTTATCTACCAGCAAAAGAAGGAGATATATTTACTTTATCTACTCAATCTAATTTGTTAGACACTTATGCTTCAATATATTTTGTTAGTGAAGAATTAAATAATGCAACTACTTGGTTAGCAAGAACACAAAGAAGAGGTGGAGCAACAAGCATAACTGCAACTGCACCACAAAATACAAAATATGTATGTTTTTATATGATATATTCAAATAATCAAACAACTATAAATAGTCTTTTAGAAACAATACAAGTTGAAAAATCAAACGAAGCAACAACCTACGAATCCTATACAGGCAATACACAATTAATAAGTTTAGGTGTAGAGAATTTATTTGATAAAGATAATGCAACAATAGAGATAGGAACAATAGGACCAAATGGAAGTTTAGATTATTCAACTGCAAGATTAAGAGCATATTATTTTGAAGTTAAAGAGAATACAAAATACACAATTTCAACTTCAAGCAGTGATTTAAAATTTGTTCCTTATTATTACAATAGTAGTAAAACTTTTATATCTTATGATAATGGATGGAAAGACTTTCCTTATACTTTTACAACACCTGCAAACACAAAGTATTTAGCATTATTATTTAAAAATAGCACTGATACGCCTAGTGTTGATATGATAGGTAATTTACAACTAGAAAAAGGCAGTAAAGCCAATTCATATAGTGAATATGGAAAAGAACCAATAGAACTATGTAAAATAGGAGATTATCAAGACTACATATATAAAGATAATGGTACTTGGTATTTACATAAAGAGATAGGGAAAGTTGTTTTAGATGGTAGTGAAAATTGGGTATTAAAAAGTACATATCAAGGTATAAATCAATTTCAAATTACAAAAACTGATGTTTATTATGCAAATGATAATGTTTCTCGTATATTATCTAATTATTATAAAGGTGTAAAATATACAAATTCTTGGACAATAGATTATTCTATAACAATTGCTGATAATTTAATTAGAATAATGTCAAGTACAATATCTACAAAAGAGGCTTTTCAAACTTGGCTACAAAGCCATAACACAAGTGTATATTATGTACTAGCAACACCAACTGATACTGAAATAACTGATGAAACATTGATAGGGCAATTGGATAATTTACAAAACTTAAATAGTTACAACCCTACTACTAATATTATGCAAGAGAATAATGATAAACCTTTTATATTAGATGTTACGGCATTGAAGGTGTTTGAATAATGGAAGAAATTACACTAGGACAAATTAAAGATGCAATAATATTCTTAACTGCAATACTTGGTGGAATAGGTGTTCTTTATGGCTTACTTATGACAGGTATTAAAAAACTATTAGAACCAATTAATAATGAGTTGCAAAACGAAAAGATGCAAAGATTAAAAACTGATTTAACAACATTCTTGTATCTTGCAGAACACGATACAATATCAAATGAACAAAAACTATTAGCACACGAATGCTATGATGAGTACACAAAACTAAAAGGCAATTCATATATACACGATAAATTTGAAAAGTTAGTAAAGGAGGGTAAATTATGAAATTAAACAATAAAGTATATGACATACTTAAATGGATTGTGGCAATAGTATTACCTGCAATCCTAACATTCGTAGGTGTTGTATTAAATACATTGAACTATGAATACACAAATGTTGTCTTAACTATTGGAACTGCATTTATAACAATGCTAGGTACAATATTAGGAATATCAAATTACAATTACAATAAGGAGGAAAAGTAATATGGAAGAAGAACTAAAACAAAAAGATTTTGAAGCACAAGATAACTTCAATGAACTAGATATTGATGAAGTTATAGAAGGTGGGGATGAAGAAGATGAAGCCACAGACAACATTACCGAATAGTGGAAATCCTTTTTACAACACAACTGATGTAGGAGGATACTCTTGGTGCATTAAAGGAAAGCCAACACAAGAAGGGCTTAATGTATTAGACAATTGTGTTGGTTGGGCTTGTGGAAGATTTAATGAAATAATAGGTTCAATGGATTATCCACAATTAAATTGCAACGCAGAAAACTTTATTGATAGAGGTTTAAGCATAGGGCTTACATATCAAAGTGAACCTTGTCTAGGTGGAATAATGGTATGGGAAGGTAAAGGTAGTTTAGCAGGACACGTTGCCATTGTAGAACAAATAAATGACGATGGTAGTGTTCTAACAAGTGAAAGTGGTTATAATCATTTTGACTTTAGAAACTATACAAGATATAAAGGTGATGGCAATTGGGGATTAAATAGCAACTTTGAATATCTAGGATGTATAATAAATCCTGCAAACCCACAACCAGAACCACCAACACCGCCACTTGATGATTACCCATTTGTAGGAATAGTACATAAAGGTAGCCCATTATATGATGTCTATGGTAATAGATATAAAAATGGTGCAAGTGCTGATAGACAAGTAGATGTATTAGGTGATATAAATGGTAGATACCAAGTATATGGCAGTACATTTAAACCAAACATTGTTTATGTAGATTTTGGCAACGTTACTAAAGTTGGTGGTTATCCATTTAACGCAATAGTAAAACAAGGCACAATATTCTACAATCAATATGGTCAAAGATATAAGTATCCTGCAAAGAGTAACTTTGAAGTGCAAGTACAAGGTGAACTAAATGGAAGATATCAAGTATATGCTTCAAGACTTAACCCAAATATAGTGTATTGTGATAAAGGCTCAATTATAAGATAGGCATTTGCCTATCTTTTTTTTGCACATTTTTAGCCTTATTTTATAATGGGTTTAGCATAATATATAAAAAAATATAAAAAATATATAAAAAAAGTATTGACAAATATAAAAAAATGTTATATAATGAAATTACAATGAAGGAAGGAAATAGGTGATTAAGATGAAAGAAGAAAAATACATAATAACATACATACAAGATGGAGAAGAAAAAACAATAGAAAGAATTGAAACTGAAGAAGAAATGCACGAAAGAATTAAATGCTACAAAAGAAATAATATTAAAATCAAAATGGTAGTTAAAGAAGTAGTAACAGTTAGTTACGTTGAAGTTAAATGGTAGGAGGTAAGATAATATGAGATTTAATTACAATGATGGTGGAAGAAGTAAATATTTTAAAGGAGATGCAGGTGATTGTGTAACAAGAGCAATAGCAATATCAACAGGGATTGATTATAAAGAAGTATACGATACAATAAAAGATTTATTGCAACATACACCAAGAAATGGTTTAACTAAAGCAGAAACAAAAGATATAATGCATCACTTTGGATTTACAAGATATTCTTGTATGGGAATAGGAACAGGTTGCAATTGCCATTTAAGAGAAGAAGAATTACCAAGTGGCATTGTTGTATGCCAAGTATCACATCACTTAACAACAATAATAGATGGTGTAATAAATGATACATTTAATCCAAGCAGAGGTGGAGATAGATGTGTATATGCTTATTGGACAATAGAGGAGGTGAAATAAGATGAATAAATATGCGATTATAGATTACATAAACAATAATACTTATACTTACGATAACGATATAGAGATGGGCTTTACATTAGATATGATATTAGATAATTTAGACAGATATGAACTAGATTATAAAGTAACAAGATACAACTTTGGAAAGGTATATGTAATAAGATAGGTGAAATAAATGGGAATATTAAAAGAAGAAGAATTAAGAACAATGCCAATAAAAGAGTTACAAATAATAGTTTATGAATTAGGAATTGATGAAGCTTTAGATATTGGTGATAGAAATGAACTTATAGATTTATACTATGATTATATCAAGTGTAAATGAATTATAAAAATATAAAAAAAATGTTTACGTTTATAAAAAAATATTATATATTAAAATTGAGTTATGTAGGAGGATGAAAAATGAAAAGATTAGTTTTAAAGAAATGGGTAATGGTTATATTAGCAATAATAAATATATTAGCATTTATAGTAATGGCTAGTGAGGTTGATGATTTAAAGTTATTTGTGGTATCACATTTAGTTGCTTGTGTAATATTTACAGGTAATTCAATGTTGATTATAAAGTATGGGAGAAAGGAGATTATAGGTGAATAAGACAAAAGCAATAATGTTACACTTACAACAATATGGAAGTATAACAAGTTGGGAAGCAATTAAAGAATATGGTGCAACAAGATTATCAGCAATAATATATAACTTAAGATACAAATATAGTATGAACATAATAAATGAAAAGATAGACTTTACAGATAGATATGGTAATAAAAGCTATTTTGTAAAATATGTACTAAAAGACAATTAGATTTAATATTGTAAGGAGGATGATGAATATGTTAAATCAAGTAGTATTAGTAGGAAGACTAACAAAAGATTTAGAAATAAAAGAATTAGAGGATAGGAAAAAAGTTGTTAATTTAACTTTAGCAGTACCAAGAAGCTTTAAAAATGTAGATGGAGAATATGAAACAGACTTTATTGATTGCACGTTATGGAATAGTGTTGCAGAAAACACAGCAGAGTTTTGCAAACAAGGCGACATAGTTGGTATTAAAGGTAGATTACAAACAACAAACACAAATGAAAGAAAATACACTCAAGTAATTGCAGAAAAAGTAACATTCTTATCAAGCAAATCAAACAATGATTAATTATAGGTGATTGCTATGAATAAAGAAGAATATGAACTATTTAAAAAACAATGGTTAGAAAGATTTAAAGGTTATTACAAAAAAGGAAGGATACCAAGATACAAATTAAAAGAAAGCATTTACAATAATCCAAAATTATTAGATAGCCAAAAAGATGATTTTTGGGTATTGATAGGTGGAAAGCTAAAAGGTGATAGCAAATGAAAGAAACATTAGAAACATTAATTAGCAGATTAAAAAAAGAACACCTATGTATGCACTATAAAGAATATAGTAGTGAAGTTCAGGAAATGGTTGAAAAAATATATAAAGCATTATTTAGAATTAATTTATATGATGCACAAATTGTTTACATATTAGATGAAGCACTATTGCCATTTAAAAGAGGAGGAAAATAAGATGGATAATGAATTTGAAGAAACAAAATTAAAATATAACGTAGATAACCTAGTGTTATTTGATTATGAACCCACATTTGGTTGCAGAGTTACAATTTTACAACAAAGATATACAGGAGGTCATTTCAAAGATAAAGTAGGAATGTTTCAAGGAGTTGATTACAGAATATCATCTTGTGATGTTATGGAAATTAGAGACACAGATTTTTTTATGAAGGGTAGAACGGATGCTTTTATGTCAGAAAAAAGTGCTACTACAAATCCAGAAAAAGCAAGATTTTGGGAAGCAATATTTAGAACACTTGATGACTTTGCTGTAATTAACACTTATAGAGAAGCAGAAAATTATCTTACAAAACAAGACACCGAAGATGATAATTTAGAAATGGTTGATTTTAAATATGAAACAGAACCTAGTGAAAAAGAAATTAATAAAATGATTTCATTAGTTGATTTATCAACTTTTTGTAAAATAATTCAAAACAGATTAAAGCTTGAAAGCGAAGACCATTTTTGCTCAAATAGTAATGATAGACCAAAAACAAAAGATATAGGAACAATAATTAATAATTGGGCAAAAGAATATCTTGTTGATTGGGCAAAAGCAAAGTATAGATTTTATAAAATGTTTGGTGATAAATTAATGATAGAAAAAGAAGTAGAATGTATGCCTTGCCCAAACGAAGCATCAGTCTTAAAAAATATGTTAAAATCTAACTTCCCATTATATGCTCCTATTTTAGAAGGCATAGCAGAACGAATTATTTTAGAAAATAGAATGGATGCTGGACGTTACTCAAGTTATTTTAATTCAGTTAGAGATATTAATAAAATGACTTTCACAAAGTTTATGTCTTTATATCAAAATCCTGAATTAGATACAGAAATATCAAAGATGTATCAAACAAAAGGTAAAACTAAATTCACAATAAGCATTAATCCAATTGACTATTTAACAGTATCAATTAATAAAAGTGGATGGAAGAGTTGCCATAATTTCTTTGATGGTTGTTATTCAACTGCTGGTTTATCGTTAATGTTTGACAAAACAAGTTTAGTAGGTTTTTCATCAAGAGGTCTAGTTGAATATAATGAATATTATAAAAAATTCAATTGGAATAATAAAATGTGGAGAGAAATGATATATGTATCAGAAAATAATTCAGCAACTGTATTTTCAAGACAATACCCTTTCACTGATGATAAATATAGCAAAGCATTAAGGCAATTATATGAAGACCAATTTTCAAGCTATTTTGGTGTATCTAATAAATGGGTTATAACTAAAGATAATAACAAGTATATTGATGTTCAAGAGGATTGTGATTTATTATACAATGATGTAAAAAATGGTTATAATTATACAGCTGTAATTAATAAACAAGACAATAAAAAAGATAAAGTTAACTGCTATATAGGTAAACAAATATCAACATTATCAAACAAAGAAGTAGATATTGAGGAGGGTGAAAGTTGTATATGGTAAAATGTGATTTATTTAAACAAATATTAAGATTTAATCAAGAAGAACTAAAAGAATATTGCAAAATGATGCTTGAATATTATGATTATGACATAATAAATGAAGATGGCTTTTTATATGGTAAAGGGGACATACCTATAATGTTTATAGCACATTTAGATACTGTTCATAAAGATAGACCAACTGAAATATATTTTGATAGTGAGCAAGGTATTATGTGGTCGCCACAAGGTATTGGTGGAGATGATAGATGTGGTATTTATACAATAATAAAGCTTTTGAAACATTATAAACCTTATATATTATTTTTAGAAGATGAAGAAATTGGTGGGCTTGGTGCTTCTAAATGTGCAGATAAACTTGAAAAACCTGATGTAAAGTTTTTAGTTGAATTAGATAGAAGAGGAAGAAATGATTGTGTATTCTATCAATGTGATAATAAAGAATTTAAAGAATATATTCAAAAGTTTGGATTTGATTTAAAAATAGGGACTTATACAGATATATGTGATTTATCACCAAAATGGGACATAGCTTCAGTTAATTTAAGCATAGGGTATAATAACGAACATACTTTTTATGAAACAATAAATGTAAATTATATGATAGAAACTTTTAATAAAATCAAAAAAATATTAGAAGACGATGATGATACATATTTTGATTTTCAAGAAGATACCCAATGCAGATTTAACTTTTATTACAATACAGATAAAAATAAAGGCAAAGATGATGACGAAGAAGATTATAAACCAACTAAATTTCATAAAGGCAACTATTACGATGATTATGGTTACATTGATGATAATGATAATTATATATATTGGGATGAATTGAAGGAAGAATATTAAAAGGAGATTATTATGAGTTTTTGGAAAAGAAGAATTAAAAATATAAGTGAGATTTCAAAAGAAACAGGAATTGATGAACAAAAGATAAAAGAGTTAAAAGAAGGGAAAAGAGAAATAACAGGTGAAGCAATGAATAAAGTATTAGACGCAATAAACAAAATAGAAAAGAAAACAGATATTGAAAAGAAAGTAGAAAAAGAAGAAATATTTAGATGGTATGAGAGTGTTGATTTAAATAAATTAATGCACGAATTTGGTTATAATAGACAAAAGGATTGTGCAGAAGAAATTGGAATAGCACAATCAAGCTTATGTGAATTGATTAATAGAAAACCTAAAAAATATACTAGAGTAATACAAAAGGTTTATGATTTTTTTAATGATGAATTTAACAAGAATATTAATAAGAAAACTAAAAGAGCATATCATAAAAAAATACAAAAGAGCAATGATAAGTTAAAATATTTAAGAGATTTAGAATTAAACAATATTATGATACAACTAGAATGTAAAACACACGAACAGTTAGCAAACAAAATAGGTATATCGAGAAGAACATTAGAAAGTATCTTTAATGGAACAATTAAAAGTGATAGTAAATTAGTAAATAAAGCATATACTTTTATTAAAAAATATTTAGATAACAAACCAATAGTTAAAGAGGCAGAAAATAATCAAATATCAAACAATATAGTAGAACCATCAAAAACGTCTTCTAACGAAGAAAACAACAAAGAAAGTATAAATGTACTAGATAATACTGAACCAAGCGAAAATGAGCCTAAAAAAGCCGAATTAGAAGATATTCAAGAAAAAGATATATGGAAAGAATTATATAAGATGCAAGTTGTTAGAACAGAAAAATTACAAAAGCAGATAGAAAGATATGAAAAGTTGATTGATAGATTAGATTAAAATTAATCAAAAAAACTTTATTTAAAATCAAAAATAATTTATAATTAAATAAAGGAGATGATTATATGTTATTATTCAAAAAAGAAAAGAAAAAAGATGTATTGAAAGGAAGAACAATAAGATATTTGACAAAAAGTAATAGTGTTGCTTGTACAGAAGTTCATTTAAGCAATATTCTTAATGGTAAAATGCCTTGTGGACCTGCACTAGCAAAAGATATTACTAATTGTATTGGGTCAAATGCTAGAATTGAAGATTATTTCATTAAAATAGAGAAATAATTGGAGGTTCTTATGTCAGTTTTTAGGGTTAACAAAGATAATAATTATATAACGATGAGTAATTATCATCTAAAAGATAAAAGAATAAGCTTAAAAGCAAAGGGGTTGTTAAGCCAAATGTTAAGTCTACCTGATGATTGGAATTATACAATTAATGGATTGGTTTCAATTAATAAAGAAGAAGAGACATCAATAAAAACGACATTAAAAGAATTACAAAGATTTAAGTATTTGATAGTTACAAAACAATTACCAAATGAAACATCAAGTGGAAGAATAGAATATATTTATGATATTTTTGAAAAACCAAAACAAGAGGGTGAAAAACAAGAGGTAGAAAATCTAGGGGTTGAATTTCTAGGGGTAGAAAATCAAGGTCTATATAATATTAATAATAAAATAATTAAAAATAAAAGAATTAATAATATATTTAAGAAACCAACAATAGAAGAAATAGCAAAATACTGCAAAACTAGAAATAACAATATTGACCCGAATAAGTTTTATGAATATTATGAAACTAATAATTGGAGAGATAAAGATAACAAACCAATTAAGAATTGGAAACAAAAAATGATAACTTGGGAAGGCAGAAATGTTAACAAACAAGAACCACTTCCTGATTGGTTTGGGAAAGACATAAAAAGTATACCAACAACAAAGGAAGAACAAGATAAATTAAAAGATATAATTGATAATTTTTAATAAAGAGGTGTTAATTATGCAAGATGTAATTAAAGAGTTAGCAGATACTAAACAGCAATTAGAAAGCTTTAAAGATAAATATTATTGTTTACTTAATGCTAATGAAGAAAGAAAACAAGATAATTACAGATTAAAAAGAGAGAATAGTTATTTAAGAACTAAAAACTATGAACTCACAATGCTAATTAACACCTTTTTAAATATTAAGAAAGGAAGTGTTAAAGTGCAAAAATTAACTGAAACACAAGAACAAATTTATTTAAGTATAAAAGAATATATTACAAAAAATAAAATAAGCCCATCAGTAAGAGAATTATGTGAAATAAATAACTTATCAGCACCTGCAACTATGAAATATCATTTAAAAAACTTAAAAAATAAAGGTTATATAACATATAGAGATAAAACTCCTAGAAGTATTGTTATATTAGGTGAGTAAATGGAAAAAAGAACCAAAGAACTAATAATATTCATAATAATATTACTATTCTTTATATGGTTAGGATGGAGAATAGCATATCAAATAAACCATTTTATATGGGGTTATACAGGGTAAGGGTGGAAATAAATGATAGTTTTTAAAAAAGAAAAGATAAGGCAACAAGAAAAAATAATTATGGAGAAAAAAAGAGCAATTATGGAACAAGAACAGGAAATAGCAAGACTTAAAATATATCAACTTATATTAGAAAAATTAAAAGAATGGATATGTAAAGCACCACAAATATACAACAATATTGATATTAAAACTTTACAATTAGTTGAAGATAAAATAAATAATTGGTTAAAAATTAGTGGAAGTGATAAAGAGTGAATGATTATGAAAAATTATTTACTAAAATGAGAAAACAAAAGCATCAATTAAGAATATTAATAAATAAAATTACTGATTACAAACAAGAAATAGAAGAACTAAAAGCCGAGATAAAAGAACTAAATGATAGTAGTGTATGGTGGACTAATAGATTTAATGCAGTAGAACGAGATAATGAAAGATTAAATAATATCATAGATGAATTAGAAAAAGATTTAATTGATAGTATAAAGTATTGGGAAAACCAAGAATTACTATGGGAAAAAGAAGGCTTTATAAAAGTTGGTGGAGAAGCAAATAATAAAATAATATTTAAAGGTATTTTAAAAACTTTAAGAGAACTAAAAGGTAGTGATAAAGAATGATAGATGTAGATTATAACGAATACAAAGCAACATTAGAAGATAATATGAGATTAATAAAAGAAAATCATAAGCTAAAAGAAAAAATAAAAGAATGGCAAGACATATCAACACGAATAAATGAAGATTATAGAGCAAGAATAGACAAAGCAATAGAATATATAGATAATCATGTAATTATATCAACTATTTTAAATAATGATACAACTATGTGTTATTTAAGATATGATGATTTAATTAAAATACTAAAAGGAGAATAAATGATAACTGAATATGTATGGAACTATAACATAAAAGTAAAAGACAAAAATGGAGAATACATATACGAAAAAGAAACTTTAGAACACTTACTAGAGATACTAAAACAACACCCTGACTATGAAGAAGTACAAGCAAAGCATATTGGCAAAGTGTTAAAAAAAACATATAGAAATATTGAACGAGTAAATGAGATGTGGAGGAATGAAAAATGATAGTATTTTGGTTAATATTATTTGCATTATTATATTTATGCGACAAAGCAAGGAAGTGAGGTGCTGATTTATGAAGTTTAGTGATGTCCAAAAATATGTTGAAAATATGTCAAAATATAAGCATAGGTGTAAATGTGGACACAATGTATATTTATCAAAAACACATCCTAAAACAATATGTAGTTGGTGCAAACATATGAATTATTTAGATGAAAAAGAAGAGTTTAAAGAAAAATTAAAAAATGCTTTAAAAAAATAAAAAAATATTATATAATTAAATTAATGGAGGATAAATAAAATGGGAAACACGAAAGTAACGAAAAATCAAACAGCAAAAGTAGGAGATAAATACTCTTACAAATATGTAGACATAGCACAAATACATGATTATTTAGAAAGTATTAATGCTAAATACATACAACAAATAAAAAGAATAGATAATGATGATTATGTAATGACAAAAAGATGTTTTGATGGCAAATGGGAAGATGAATGGCTACAAGGTTGCAAAGTAGTAGACGCAACATTAGTAGGTGTTAAGAACTCAGCACAAGAACAGGGTAGTGCTTTAACTTATGCAAGAAGATACTCTTTATTAATGGCATTTGGTTTAGCAACGGAAGATGATGATGCTCAAAGCTTATCAAGACCAAAAGAAACAACACAAGAAGCACAACAACAAAAATTAAAACTTATGGTAGAACTAGGACAACTTATAGAAGAAAAAGGTGCTGATAGAGAAAAAGTGCTTAAATATTATGAAGTAACAAGCGATACACAAATGACTATTGAACAATTACAAAAAGCAATAAATGATGTATCAAAATTAAAACCAAAGGAGAATTAATATGGGATTAAGTGAATTTTTAGAGCAAGAGGAAACAGCATTAGTAAAAGCAGAAGAAGGACAATTAATAGTTGCAAAACAAATGCAACAACAATTAATAGACTTTGAAAATCAAAAGAAAACAATTGAGTTAAAAGAAAAAGAGCTAAAAGAAAAACTATATCAAGTTATGAAAGATAACGGAATAGAAAAATATGAGTCAAATGATAAAAGAATAATGATTACATTAGGTAAAGATGGAACAACTGAAACAATAGATAAAGACAGATTATTTTTAGAAAAGCCTGACATCTTTAGAGAATATGTAAAGGAAACACCACGAAAAGGAACATTAAGAATAACTATAAGAAAAGAAGAGGAAGAATAATGGACATAATTAGTAATAGAGAAGAAATGGTCTTTAAAAATGAAAAAGACAGGAAAGTATCATATAGTATAGGATTATCAAAGAAAAAAGAAGGTGGGACTTATGAAAATGGTTATATTCCTGTAAGATTTAGAAAAGAAGTAAGCTTGGAAAACCAAACAAAAATAAAAATTAAAAATGCTTGGTTAGATTTCTTTAAAATTGAAAAAAGAACAATGGTTTATATTTTTATCAATGATTTTGAAAAAGTTGAAAAACAACAAGAAGAAAAGTCTTTTGATAATTGGGACAGTGCAAAAGACATAGAAATAGAGCCTGATGATTTACCATTTTATTAGGAGATAAATATGGATTTAATTGCTGAATTAGAACATAAAATAAAAATATTAGAGGCAAGTATTGCAGAATTATCGAAAACAGGTAGAGCCTATGCACAAGCATATACAGATTATAGAGTAGCACTTGCTAAAGAACTTGTTAAACTAAAAGATGAAGGTTATGCAATAACACTTGCTGGAGATATAGCAAGAGGGAAACCTGAAATAGCAAGATTAAAGTTTGAAGAAATTGCAAAAGAAGCAATATATAAAGCAAATTTAGAAACAATAAATGTTTATAAATTAGAAATAAAAATAATAGAAAATCAAATAAGCAGAGAATATAATAATTATGATAATTAAGGAGGATATGTAATTATGATTATAATTGTATTAAGTTTATTATTAACAATAGTAACAATTATATGGTTAGCAGTAGATAACGAGGAATTTGAAAATACAAGAAATGTTAAATTTAAGTTTAGACCTAAAATATTTTTGGGACTATTATGGCTTTTGTTGATATTGTTTGAATGTTATACAGTAATATCAACAGGGGAAGTAGGATTAAAAGTAAGATTTGGCAAAATTGTAGATGTAATCAATAAAGAAGGAATTATATTAAAAAGCCCAATAGAAAGTATTGAGAAGATAGATATAAAAGTACAAAAGTATGAAAATGAAGCACCACTTGAAACATCAACAAAAGATATGCAAGTGGTAAATAATGTGCTAATTTCAATCAATTATCAAATAGACGGAGAACGAGCAGAAGAACTATATAGAAAAGTTGGTTCAAATTATGAGGCAATAATACTTGAACCTGCAATACAAGAAGTTGTTAAAGGAGTTATTTCAAAATATACATCTCAAGAAATAGTAACACAAAGAAATGAAATAGCAAATGATATAACAAATACATTAAATGAAAAAATAAGTGAATATGGTATTAAATGTGTAAATACAAATATAAATAACTTTGATTTTAGTCAAGAATATAATTATGCAATAGAACAACAAGCAGTAGCGGAAAGAGAAGTAGAAACATCTAAACAACAATTAGAAAAAGCAAAGATAGATGCAGAAAAAAGGAAAGTAGATGCACAAGCACAAGCAGAAAGCAACAAAGCACTGGAACAAACAATAACAAAAGAAATATTAATCCAAAAGTTTATTGAAAAATGGGATGGGCATTTACCAACAACTTATGCAGGAGAAGATATACTATCAATCTTCAACTTAAAATAATGAATAGATATAGTATATTACAAGATAAAAATAAATATAGAGTGATTATTGATAAAAAAGAATATAAGAATTGTGATACATTAGAACAAGCAATTAAAGAAAGGAATAAAATATTAAATGAAAAGATATAGCATTTTGCAAAAAGAAAAAAAATGTTATGTGTGTGGCACAAACAAAATACATACACACGAGGTGTTTTTTCGGTAAGAATAGAAATAAATCAATAGAAGATGGATGTTGTGTATATCTTTGCCCTAAACATCACAATGCTAGTAACAAAGGTGTTCATTTTAATAAACAATTAGATTTAGAATTAAAGCAATCAATGGAGAGAAGATGGCTAGAATATTACAATAAAACAATTGATGATTTTATTAGTAGATATGGAAGAAACTATTTATAAAGAAGAAAGAATTAAACATTCTATTGAAATAAAATTAAAATCTAAATTAAAAAGAGATAAATTAGGTAGATTTTGTGGGAAAGAGGTGATGTAAATGGAAGAACTTACAATTTACGATATGATGTTCCCAAAATACAAAATAGAAAAGCTTATCAGATTAATAGAGTTATTTAGTGGATATGGTAGTCAAGCGTTAGCTTTAAAGTATTTAGGTGTAAACTTTGAACATTGGAAAACTTGCGAGTGGGCAATTAAATCGATACAAGCATATAAAGATATACATTTCCCTGATACTGATATAGAACTAAACCCAAATAGAACTAAAGAAGATATGATAGAGTTCTTATACCAAAAAGGAATATCTAGTAATTGGAATGAGCCAATGACAAAAGAACAAGTTAGTAGATTAAGTGAAGAACAACTAAAAACAATAATAAAGAACATAGCAATAACACATAACCTAGTAAATATACAACAGGTTAAGGGAGAAGATTTAGAAATAGTTGATACTGATAAATATTGTTATATAATGACTTACTCGTTTCCTTGTCAAGATTTAAGTCTGGCAGGTAAAGGTAAAGGAATGAGTGATACAACAACTCGTAGTGGTATGTTATGGGAAGTTGAAAGAATACTAGGAGAATGCAAAAATAAGCCCCAAGTGTTATTAATGGAAAATGTACCACAGGTACATGGAGAAGGAGCTTTACAAGATTTTATTAAATGGCAATTAAGACTAGAAGAACTAGGATATAAGAACTATTGGCAAGACTTAATAGCAACTGATTATGAAATACCACAAACAAGAAATAGGTGTTTTATGGTATCAATACTAGGAGATTATAACTATACATTTCCTAAATCTATACCGCTTAAATTAAGATTAAAAGATATGTTAGAAGATAATGTTGACAAAAAATATTATTTACCAGAAAAATACTATGAAAATATTGAATGGTACGAAGAAAACAAAAATCAAATAGCGTACTTAAATTATTCTAAACAAGAACAAAGTAATAGAGTATGGAATATAGAAAATGTTTCTCCAACATTATGTGCCAGTTATAAAGCTAATGATTATTTACAGAATATAAAGATAAAAATAAATAATAAAATAAGAGTATTAACTTGCAAAGAAGCATTTAGATTAATGGGATTAAAAGATAAAGATATAGACAATGTATTAAAAAACCAAAGTGATAGTAGTTCTTACCATTTAGCAGGGGATAGTATTGTAGTCAATGTATTAATGGCAATATTTAAGGAGATGTTATGAAACTATCGAAACATAGTAAGATAAGATTAAGACAAAGAACAAACTTTAATCATAAAGAAAGAAAACAATTATTCAGAAATGCTTTACAGAATGGTAAAACTTATAATCAAATTAAAGATGAAAAAATCAAACAATTTATGAAAAATAGAAGTAGTAATTGTATGATAAAGTTATATAAAGGTTATTTGTTTATATATAGCAAGAATAGTCATCAATTATATACTATGTATCAATTACCAAAAGAATTGGAGGTAAGCAATGAAAATTAGATGCACTCATTGTGGAGATATTATTGAAGGAGATAAAAAAGGTACTTATATAGAATGCAAGTGTAAAAAGATAGCAATAGATGAAACTGAATATTATTGGAGAATAATAGGAAATAAAGGAGATTTTGAGGAGGTAAAAGAAAATGAACGAACTAGAAAAAATAATGAACGAAAAGAAAACTGAAAATGGTGATAAAGCTTACAAAACAACAGGGAACAACTTAACTGATTTATTATTTATGACACCATATTTTGAAAAGAACCTAGACCAAGCAAAAATAGGTGAAAGTGAAAAAGAAAAAATATTTTCGATGTATATTCGTGACCCAAGATATGGTCTAGGTAGAAGAGATTTAGGTAGAAAGCTTATGGGATTATCTAAAGTTGATGCTTGTAATATTATAAAAGCAGGAAGATATGATGATTTATGGCATATACCTACAAATGAAAATCTTGGGCTTTTAAAAATAGCATTAAATGATAGAAGTGTAGATAAAGAATTAGCAAAGAAATGGATGCCTAGATTAACAGGTAAAGACAAGAAATATGCAAAAGCATTATGCAAGATGTGGGGTATAAGCGAAAAAGATTATAGAGCATTAATCAAGACAGATAGTACAACTGAATATAAATTATCTTATGCAGAAAAGAATGAAGAAAATAGCCCATTAAATGAGTTGTTTAAAAAGAATAATTATATTCATCCACTAGTAGATAAAATAAACTTTGAACAAGTACCAAGTTTGGCTATGACAAAATACTTGCATACATTTAGCACTAGAGAAGATTTAAAAGAAAGATTTGCTGAATATATGAAAGCAGTAAAAGAAAACAAAGCAAAAGTTAATACAAAGACTGCAAATGTATATGATGCTTATAAAACTGCAACAATGGATTGTTGGACACCACAAGGAATAGAAGAAGATGCTCGTGAAGTTGTAAGCAAAAAGATAGTAGACCAAGAAACACTAGGTGTAGAAATGAATGCAATAGTAATCCTAGACACAAGTGGTTCTATGGGATGGTATAAAAGAAATGATAATATGCCATCAGATGGAAGTAATCTAGCAAAAGCAATGTCATTAGCTTACGCATTATCAATTAAATCTACATATGCACCAAATCAATTAATATCATTTAGTTCAAGACCTCAATTAATGACAATTAAAGGTAGCACTATGAAAGAGAAATATCAATCAATGTATACAGGTGATTGTTCAAATACTGACTTTGGTAGAGTAATGGACTTACTACAGAGTCTTAAAAAGTACCCTGAATATTTAATTGTATTAAGTGATATGGAATTTGATGTAGGTTCAAATATGAGCAAAGAAAGAACTATGAAGATGTTTAAAGAAAGAGGAGCAGAAACAAAAATAATTTGGTGGAACTTAAACGATAGAAATAAAACTGTGCCTGAATTTGACGAATATGGAAACATCTATATAAGTGGTTACAACATTCAAATGTTAAAGTTATTAGAAAACAAATTTGATATGAGTACATATATTGACAAAATATTAGAAGATTATAGAAAGAAAGTAGGAATATAATATGATAAAATGTAGTGGATTTAGTCCATATGGATTTATGTGGAGCACTTATACTTATAGTGATAAAGACATTGAAATAGATAAATATATAATAAATGAAAATGCTACTATTATTTTTTGGAATGATAACACTAAAACAATAAGTAAAAGACATAAAGAAGATAAATTTGATAAAGAGTTAGGTTTCTTATTTGCATACTTTTATAAGAAATGGGGAGATAATAAATCAGCAAAGAAAAGAATTATAGATAGTATTGATTATAAGAAAATAAAAACATTCTTATTTGAGTTTTTTGTAAAAGATAGTGGTAAAACTACTGAACAAGCAAAGAAATACTTAAGCAATTTAGTGATTGAAAAATAATAAAAATATGTTATAATATTATTAACAAAGAGAAAAAGGTCTTACAGCAAACAAAAAAGGTTCGTATAACCTCCAAATATACTCCATACTATATTTTAAAGACCTTTGTTAATTAGTAAAAAATATTAAAGCCACACACAGCAAACAATGATGGCATAGTGTTGCCTAGTAGCTCAATAGGTAGAGCATTTGGCTGATAACCAAAGGGTTTGTGGTTCAACTCCACACGATAATAAATGTGGCTTGTTAAAACTTAATAAAAAAGAAAGACACTAACAGCAAAACAATTGCGTCTCACGCAACCATTCACAGGTTCAAATCCTGTATTAATAGTTTTATTAATTACTCAAGTGGCTAAAGAGGGTTTAAATGTGTCTTGTTAACAATGATAAATATTAAATGCCCATAACAGCAAACAAATACTGCTATAATTTTGGGGATTATGAAAGCAACCAACTTTTAATTGGTAAATAGGGCATTGTTTTATAAGCGTAGCAATCACCACTTATTCATCCTTCCGAGAAAGACTTTTATAGTCTTTTTCTTTTTGACAAAATATTAAAATATTGGTACAATAAAAGAGATGAGTATTATGTATAATAAATATAGAAATAAGAAAGTTATTTATGATGGTTTTAAGTTTGACAGTAAACGAGAAGCAAAGAGATGGTATGAACTAAAATTATTAGAAAAAGCGAATGAAATAACTGAATTAGAAAGACAAAAAAGATTTATATTACAACCTAGTTATATTAACAACCATCACAAACATATAAGAGAGATATCTTATATTGCAGACTTTTTTTACTATGATAGAAAACAAAAGATATACATAGTTGAAGATGTTAAAGGAATTAAGACAGACGTTTATAAACTTAAAAAGAAAATGTTTGAGTATGTATATCCTAATTTAACGATAGAAGAAATATAGAGGTTGCAGATGGATGTTAATATGAAATGGAATTACAAAGAGAGTTTATTCTTCATAACTTTAGTTAAAAAAAAATATGAAGATATTATGCTCTCTTTTTCTGTTTTTGGAGGTAATAAAGAATGCTTTGAAAAAGCATATAAGATAAAAAAAGACATATATAGTTTAGACTTTGGCGAAAATGAAGAATGGAAAAAAGACAAATTATGGGAATATATGAATGGAGATATAGAATATTCACAATTATGGGATTTTGCAGGTTATTAGACAATGTTATAAAAATATGATATTATTTTAAAGGAGGACAAAATGGAAATAGTATATAAAAAGTTAAGTGAATTAAAACCTTATGAAAAAAACCCCCGTATTAATGATGATGCAGTAGAATATGTAGCAAAAAGTATTAAAGAATTTGGGTTTAAAGTGCCTATTGTAATAGATAAAAATAATATTATAGTAGCAGGTCACACTAGATTAAAAGCAAGTGAACAATTAGGTATAAAAGAAGTACCTTGTATAGTTGCTGATGATTTAACAGACGAACAAATAAAAGCTTTTAGATTAGCAGATAATAAAGTATCAGAAAAAGCAACTTGGAACTTTGATTTATTAGATGAAGAATTAGAAGACATAATTGATATTGATATGTCAGATTTTGACTTTAACGATGCAAAAATAGACTGGGACAGTATATCAGAAATTAGTGAAGATAATTACGACCAACCTGAGCATAATATGTTAGAATGTCCTAAATGTCATCATATAGATAGAGATATACATTTTAAAAAAGTTGATAAGGTAGAAAAATAATGAAAGTTTTTTTAAGTGGGCTTGAAAGTAGTGAAAATAATATTATTGACTATTATATTTCGAACAAAAAAAATATACCTTATATACTTGCGTCATATTATTATATAAGAAAAAAAGAAAATTTGATTGATAAAATGCTGATTGTTAGTGATAATTTAATTATAGATAGTGGAGCCCATTCTTTTCAAAAAGGTAAAGAAGTAGATTGGGAACTATATACAAAAGAATATTCTAATTGGATTAAGAAAAATGACTGCGATAAAGTAGTAGGATATTTTGAAATGGATGTAGATAATATAATAGGTTATGATAAAGTATTAGAATTAAGAAAAATATTAGAAAGTGTTTCTAACAAAATAATACCAGTATGGCATAAAAATAGAGGCATAGATGAATATAAAAAAATGTGTAAAAACTATGCAGGAAAAGTTGTAGCAATAACAGGATTTAAAAATGAAGATATAAAAGATAAACAATATATGATGTTTTTAAAATATGCAAAAAAATATAATTGTAAAGTTCATTGTTTAGGAATGACTAGAATGAATATTTTAAATAATATTCCTTTCGATTATGTTGATAGTTCAACATGGAAACAAGCAGGTAACTATGGAGAATATAGACAATTTAAAAACGGAAAATTAATAATAAATAAATATAAAGGAAAATATAAAACAATAGAATTAGATAAAATGAATTTTGAAGAATTTCTTAAAATGCAAAAATATTTTTATGTTAAATGGAGAAAAGTGTGTAAAGACTAATAGATTTAACAAACAACCACCAATAAGTAGTTAACCATAACCTACTATAAAAAAAATAAGGAGAGATTAAAATGGAAAATAATATTTTATTAATAATATCAATAATAGGTGTATTTAGCATAATGCTAATAGTTAAAAGATTTTTAGGAAAAGAAGGATTAATAGGTTGGATAGGAATAGCAAGTATTCTTGCAAATATAATGATTTTAAAAAGTGTAGATTTATTTGGAATAAGTGCAACATTAGGCAATGTATTATTTGCTAGTAATTTTTTAGCAACTGATATGTTAACTGAAAACTATGGATATAAAGACGCAAAAAAAGGAGTTAAGTTTGGGATATTTGCAGTACTATTCTTTATGTTAGCAACGCAAGTAGCATTAAAGTATATCCCTAATAGTGAAGATTTTGCACAAAGCAGTTTTGAATTATTATTTGGGTTTGTTCCTAGAATATCAATAGCAAGTGTAAGTTTATTTGCTTTATCAAACATAGTTGATATAAGATTGTATGAGTATTTAAGAAAAAAAAGTAATGGTAAGAAGATGTGGTTAAGAAATAACTTATGTACTATTATTTCAAATGGTGGAGAAAACTTTTTGTTTTACTTCATTGCATTTGGGGGAACAATGCCGTTAGATACAATTTTATCAATTTCTTTATCCGCAACAATAATTGAAGTAATAATTGCGTTATGTGATACACCATTTTTATATTTATCTAAAAAAGTTTAATAGAAAGAGGTGAAATAGTGGCAGGACAATTAAAAAATGGAAACCCAGACCATACTCTAACTGCGGAAGAAGCACGAAAGGGTGGTATTAATTCAGGCGAAGCAAGAAGAAAAAAAACCACTATGTTATCAGTATTAGAAAAAATTCTTGATGAAGTACCAAATAGTGCAAAAAATCCAAATGGATTGTCATATAGAGAAATGGCAACATTAGGATTAATAAAAGGTGCAATAAATGGCTATAGTAAAAACTATGAATTAATTAGTTCTTTAATGATGGAGAAAGAGTCAAGAGAAGAAAACCAAAATGTTTTTGTATCTATTCCTGCAAAAGATATGACAACATCTTTTCTTGATGTATACAGAGATATATTAGACAGAGAGCATTTAGAGTATTGGCTTGAAGGTGGACGTGGTAGTATCAAGTCCTCTTTTGCTAGTTTAGTCGTTATTGAGATGATAGAAAATAACCCTAGAATGTGTGGAATAGCATTAAGAAAAGTAGGCAACACTTTAAATGATAGTGTATTCTCACAATTACAATGGGCAATACAACAGTTAGATGAAACATATCCAGGATTAGCAAGTGATTATAAAATAACTAAATCACCTTTATCAATAACAAAGAAATCAACAGGACAAAGAATATACTTTAGAGGAGCAGATGACCCAGTAAAGATTAAATCAATAAGACCACCTAAAGATATGTATATAGGAATAATTTGGTATGAAGAATTTGACCAATTTGATGGATTGGCAAGTGTACGTAAGATAGACCAATCTTTAATGCGTGGTGGTAATGATTTTGTAGTATTAAGAACTTACAATACACCATCAAGCTTAATGCACTTTGTCAACAAAGAAAAAGTAGTACCTAAAGAAAATAGATTAGTACATAGAAGCGATTATAGAAGTGTTCCTGTAAAATGGTTAGGGCAACCATTCATAGATGAAGCAGAATACCTAAAAGAAACAAATGAACAAGCTTATAATAATGAATATCTAGGAATGGAAACAGGAGATGGCTCAAATGTATTCAATAATATCGAAATAAGAGAAATAACAGATGAAGAAATAAGTGAAATGGACAGAATATATATGGGACTAGACTTTGGTTGGTTCCCTGACCCATTAGCTTGGACAAAGTGTTATTTTAATGCTAGTAATAGAACATTATACATATTAGATGAATTTGTTGTTAATAAGATGAGCAATGCAGAAGTATGGGAACATTTAAAAAGTGAAAAAGGAGTGGTAGAAGGTGATTTAATAATAGCAGATAGTGCAGAGCCAAAATCAATAGGAGATTTTAGAAGTTATGGTAGTGCTATGAGAGGTGCTGAAAAAGGTCCTGAAAGTGTAAACTATTCTATGAAATGGCTAGCAAGTTTAAACAAGATAATTATTGACCCTAAAAGAACACCAACAAGTTTGGAAGAATTTACAACTTATGAATATGAAAAAGATAAAGATGGCAACATTATTAGTGCATATCCTGATGCGGACAATCACTGCATAGATAGTATACGATATGCATTAAACAACATTTGGAAGAAGAGAGGACAATAGGAGGTGTTTATATGATTAAAAATATAATTCTTTGGATTTTAACAAATATTTTTAAAATCAAAACAGAAACAAAACCAGCAGAAATTGAAGAAAATCAAAAGTACGCAATTGAGTATGAAAGAATTGATAGTATAAACTTTGATGCTATATTTAGTAATAAATTAGCAAATTATGTAATAAATGACAGTGAAATAGTTGTAGATGGAACAAATGAAAGAGCCAAAAGAATAGATGAAATGGCACAATCAATGTGGAGAAATTCAAAAAAGATTGTATCAATGGCTTTTGGTTATGGTGGTGTATTTCTAGTACCTTATACAAAAGGTGGGAAATTATATTACAACAAAGTACCACAAAATAGAGTAACAATAGATAGTATGGATGGAGATACAATAACAGGTTGTACTATACTTGCTGATAAAAAGGTAATAACAACAGGCTTTACATCAACAACATACATAAGACTAGCAAATTATAGAATAGAGAATAATAATTTAGTAATAGAACAAACATTTACTAATGAAGATGGTAAAAGAATACCAGTACCTGACTTTTGGGCAAGTATTCCTTTAAAAATAGTAATAAGTAATGTAGAAAAAGCACCAATAGGCTATATTAAATCACCAATAAATAATCGTAAAACAAATGATAAGTATGGTGTACCAATAACATATGGAACAGAAGCAACACAAAAAGAAATAAAAGAATGCTTAAAACAAATAATAAGAGAATTTAAGGTAAAAGAAGCATTTATTGGTGCAGATGCTACAATGTTTAATAAAGACGATAAATTACCTGTAGATGGTGTTTATCGTAAAATAGACAGTGGTAGAGATGACTTTTGGGAGGTATTCTCACCTGATATAAGAGATAGTTCTTATTATGTAAGGTTACAAGAACTTTATAAAAGATTAGAACACGAAGTAGGAACAAGTGGTGGTATATTAAGTGATGTAGAAACTCAAAATGCAACTGCAACTGAAATAAAGAAACTAATGTATGATACTTTTGCAATAACTGATGATATGAGGACAATCTTTGAAAAAGGTATAAAAGACTTTTTTGAAGGTTGCGATATATTAGCAAATGCATATAATTTAATACCACAAGGAGATTATGATATATCTTTCAATTGGTCTTATGGATTAGTAGAAGATACAACTGCAGAGTTCAACCAATTAATGCAAGGTCAAAGAATTGGTGTAATAAGCAAAGCAGAAATAAGACAATGGATTAGACCAAGCGAAACAATTGAAGAAAGCCAAAAAGCAATAGATGAGATAGAAGAACAAAACCCAAGTGTTGAAGATTTGCTAGGTGTTAAAAATGAATAGGAGGTAATCCTATGAATGAATTACAAGAAGAAGTAATTATATCAAGATTAATTGAAAGAATTGAAAGTGGAAACACATTTATATTAACTCAAATAGGCAAAACTATAAGAGAGATAGGAAACTTAACACCAAATCAAGCAAGAAAGCTACAACAAATGATAAAGTATGGTGCTAGATATGATACTATTTTAGAAAGACTTGCTAGAATAACTAATACAAATGTAGATGAGATAGATGATATATTTAATGCTTATGCAAAAAAAGACTATCAATTTGCAGAAAAGTTTTACAAGTATAGAAACATTGATTTTATTCCTTTTAATCAATTTGAAGCATTGAAGCTACAAACGAGTGCATTGTCTAATATTACTAAAGGTACTTATATGAATTTAACAAACACAAGTGCAATAGGTTTTACAATAACAGATTTAACAGGTAATGTTAGGTTCTTTAATATAAGCCAAGCATATCAATATGCAATAGACCAAGCATTATTGTCAATTTCGCAAGGCAAAGATACCTTTGACCACCAAATGTATTCTTTATTAAAATCATTAGGAGAAAGTGGAATAAAGACAATTAATTATGGAAGTGGGGCAACAAGAAGACTAGATAGTGCTATTAGAATGAATTTAAGAGAGGGTATAAGAAACTTACATAACGAAACACAAAAGATAATTGGGCAAGACTTTGGAGCAGATGGTGTAGAAATATCAGTTCACGAAAACCCTGCGGAAGACCACCAAGATTTACAAGGCAGACAGTTTAGTTATGAAGAATTTGATAACTTACAAAATAATTTACCAGCAAAAGATTATAAAGGTATAACATATACACACGAACACAGACCAATAAGTGAATATAATTGTTATCATAATGTATTTGCAATAGTGCTAGGTGTTAGTGAACCACAATATACAAATGAGCAACTAGAACAAATAAAGCAAAGGAATAACAAAGGATTTGAATTTGAAGGTAAACACTACACAATGTATCAAGGAACACAATTACAACGAAGATTAGAAACAGAAATAAGAAGACAAAAAGATACTCAAATATTAGCAAAAGAAAGCAATAACAAAGAATTAATAGCAGACAGCCAATACAAGATAACACAACTAACAACTAAATATAAAGAATTATGCAATGCAAGTGGATTATTACCTTATATGGAAAGAATGAGAGTAGCAAGTTACAAAAGGGTAAATGTAAAAAAACTTTAATTTTATATAAAAAATGATATAATATATTTATGGAGGTGAGATAAATGGATGATAAAGAAATAGTTATGATACCATTTGTAGCACACGAAAGCGCAATGAATAGAATGGAAAGGGCAAACAAAAGATTATATATTATAATCGTTGTAATGCTTTTAGGGATACTAACATATTTATTGTGGCCAAGTGAAATAGAAAACACTTCTCAAACAGTAGAAGATGTTAATAGCAGTGAAATTCATCAAAAAATAGGAGATTAAATTGTCAAAAGTTTCTCAAAAAAGGACAAGAATAAGATTTAATAAAAAGAAATCAAAAAAAAGAAAAAGATAATGGCTCAATCAAGACCAAAACTAACTGATGAATTATATTCACTACCAAATGATAAATGGGAATATATTATAGACAATTATATAAAAGATGAAGTTGATAGAAAGATAGCAAAACTTTATTACTTACACGGATGGACACAAGTAGATGTAGGTATGGAAGTTGGCTATTCTCAAAGTTCTATCAAAAGAAGATTACCTAAAATATTAAGAATAATAGAAAAGAACTCTAAATGAACTCTATGTGAACAACAAGGGTTCTTTTTTTGTGCAATAATCTATGTGAAAGGAGAGATAAGTCTTACTAGAATATTTTAAAACAATATTTGAAAAGCACTCTTCTTTTTCATTTTATAGGAGGAAATATGTTTAATAGCCCTTACATTAATCAATTTAATCAGCAACAAAGTTTAGAAAGAATAAATGCACAAATAAACGATTTAGAAAGGTTAAAAAGTCAATTACAACAACCACAACAACAACCAACTAATCTTACACAAAACTTTCAGTTAGCACCTACTAATAGAGATGTAATAAAATATGCAAATTCTTTAGATGAAGTTCAAAGGGATATGGTAATAGGGGAAACACCTTATTTTAGTAAAGATATGAGTGTTGTATGGATAAAGAATACAAAAGGGGAAATAAAGACTTATGAACTAAACGAGATAATACCAAAAGACGCAAAAGATATGCAAATAGAAATGTTACAAGCACAAATAGACGAGTTAAAGAAAGGGATGAAGAAGAATGAACAATTTAATTCAAATGTTAATGCAGAACAAACTACAACAGATACCGAATGGAATGATGAAGAAGATGGAACAACAACTAAAGATGAGAAATCCTCAAGCATTCAAAGAGTATCAACAAGCAAGAAAGGAAAATAGAAATCCTAACGAGTTTTTAAATGAAATAGTAGAAAGATTTACTCCCGAGCAAAAGCAACAATGGAATACTATGATGAATGGTATTAACACTCAAAAATAGTGTTGATATAAAAAAATATTTAGAAAGGAGAGTAAAAATGAACGGAAATTCAGGAATAGTCCCAACAGTAGATTTAGCAACTAACAACAATGCTTATCCAGTTTATCCAGTAATGGGTGGTTTTGGCGGAAATAGTGGTTTTGGTTATGGTGCTGAATGGATTTGGATTATCGTAATTCTTGCCTTATTTGGAGGTAACTGGGGAGGAAATGGTAATGGTGGTTTCTTTGGTGGACGTGGATTTGATGATGGATATGCTTGGCTTTCAAATGGTCAAAAAGAAATTATGCAAAACACTAACAACGGATTTGACACATTACACTTATCTAACCAATTAGAAGGTAATAGAGATGCAATTAACAACATAGCAACTCAATTATGCAATTCAACTGCAAGTATTAATAGCAATTTATCAAATGGATTTAATTCATTAAACACAAGCTTCTTAAACTGTTGCTGTGAGAACAAATTAGGTATCGCAGACCTAAAATACACTGTTGCTACTGAAAATTGCCAAGACCGCCAAGCATTAAGTGAAGGTGTTAGAGATATTATGACAAATGATACTAATAACACAAGAGCAATACTTGATAAGTTATGTCAATTAGAATTAGACAATGTTAAGACGCAATTAGATGCTAAAAATGATAGAATTGCTGACCTTCAAAGAGAAATCTCTATGAAAGATTTACAAGCATCCCAAATTGCTCAAAACTCATTTATAGCACAAGGTTTTGCTAATGAGGTAGACCAACTATACAACAGACTTTCTAACTGCCCTGTGCCAAGCACACCAGTATATGGAAGAACACCTATATTCACTTGCAACAATGGTTGTGGATGTGGATATAACACAACAAGTCAATTTATTTAATAGCATAGAGTAGAATACTACATACTCGATTACGAGAACTTGC